TAAAGACGTTAGTCATAAGAAAGCCTTGGTCAATGGCGGAAGCAACAAAGACGGTGTTACAGTAGAGGATAGCTCTACTAACCGTAGCCGGAACTACAAAAAGAAAGGCAGTAGAAAGCCTAAGTAAAGAATTCCCTATTGGTATGGGTTGACGCGTGCTTGATGCGTCTTTAAATGATGTCGTGCCGTTCCTTACGGCGCTATTGCTCCCCAATAGATATACGGCATAAAATCGAGTAGTCCTAGTGAGAATCATAATGCGGACTTAGCCCTATCCGTGGACGAAGCAGGGCCATTAAATTTTTTCGTGTGACGTGGACACCCACTTCATGCTATTTCGTATCGGAGCGATAAATGAAGATAGTAGATAATAAGGCGTTATTACTTACGCTACGTAACCCCGCAAAGGTTACATCAGTAATACCTAAGAGTAGAGAACTACCAAACAACCAAGTACTTGTTAACTGGGGATTAGAAGAAACGCAGGTGTTGCGTAACATGAATATCAACGCGCCCTCTCCAATAGAATCTAAGTATAAATGGACGGGCAAGTACACACCGTTCGATCATCAGAAGACCACTGCTAGTTTTTTCACGCTAAACCGTAAGAGCTTTTGTTTTAACGAGCAGGGTACAGGCAAGACAGCCAGTGCTATATGGGCGTCTGACTACCTTATGAAGCAGGGGGTAATACGTCGAGTGTTAGTTATATGCCCCCTGTCTATAATGGATTCCGCATGGAGGAATGACCTATTTAGTTTTGCCATGCACCGTAAAGTAGACGTGGCATATGGAGCTAAGGCTAAACGTGCAAAGATAATCGAAGGCGATGCTGAGTACGTGATAATAAATTATGACGGGGTAGAGATCGTAGCAGACGCAGTGGCCAACGGAGGGTTTGACCTTATAATCGTTGACGAGGCTACTCACTACAAGAACCCACAGACTAAACGATGGAAGACCTTAAATAAGTTAGTCGGGCCAAGCACATGGCTGTGGATGATGACAGGTACCCCCGCCGCACAAAGCCCTACCGATGCGTACGGCATAGCTAAACTCGTTAACCCCAAGGGCGTACCTAGATTCTTTGGTTCGTTTCGTGACCAAGTGATGCGCAAGGTAACAAACTTCAAGTGGGTGCCCAAAGAAGACGCTACCAATACGGTGCATAGGGTACTGCAACCAGCCATACGGTTTACCAAAGACGAGTGCCTTGACCTGCCACCTATGGTGTACACCAAAAGAGAAGTACCTCTTACTCGACAGCAGTTGAAGTACTACAAAGAACTGAAGAACAAGATGGTAATGGAGGCGGCAGGAGAACAAGTCACGGCGGCTAACGCGGCGGTAAACATGAACAAGCTACTGCAAATATCCGCAGGTGCAGTGTATACCGACAAGGGGGACGCAGTAGAGTTCGATATATCCCCCCGCTACAAGGTACTACGTGAAGTCATAGACGAGTCTAGTAAGAAAGTATTAGTGTTTGTACCGTTCAAGCACACTATAGACATGCTTACCGCCAAGCTACGAGAAGATAATATATCGACAGAAGTTATCCGTGGGGATGTGAGTGCAGGTAAACGTACGGAGATATTTAAACGGTTCCAAGAAGCTGATGATCCTCGTGTGTTGGTTATACAACCTCAATCAGCCGCGCACGGAGTTACATTGACTGCGGCTAACACAGTAGTGTGGTGGGCACCGACAAGTTCGTTGGAGACATACGCTCAGGCAAACGCTCGTGTACACAGATCAGGACAAGATCACAAATGTACCGTCGTGCAGCTACAAGGGTCGCACGCAGAGAAACGTGTTTACGCACTGCTAGATAACAGAATAGACATTCACACAAAGATGATTGATCTTTACAAAGAAATACTTGACTAGCTAACGATAAGCTAATAAAGTGAACGTCCCGTTAGTAAAGGAGCGTGTAATGAGTGAAAGTAATACTACCGCTGAACAGTTGACCAAGGTTTATCTAAAGATAAAAGATAAGCGTTCGGAACTTTCTGCGGCCTTTAAAGAAGAAGACGGCAAACTGGCTGAACAGTTAGACAAGGTTAAGAAAGCCTTACTTGGATACTGTAAAGATCAGGGCGTCGATAGTGTAAAGACTTCAGCAGGATTGTTTTACCGATCTGCTAAGACTAGATATTGGACTAGCGATTGGAGCAACATGCACGAGTTTGTGTTAGAGCATGGGGCACCTGAGTTACTTGATAAGCGACTCAATCAAACGAACATGAAGCAGTTCTTAGAAGAAAATCCCGCCCTCGTACCTAAAGGGCTTAACGTAGACTCAGAGTATGTAGTCTCAGTAAGGAGGAAGTAATGTCAGTAGCATTTGTACCCATTGAAAATGTAGCGAAGCACTTCTCGGTATCTATATCTACCGTCCGTGCATGGTTACGTAGTAATAAAATTCCCACCGATACATATATTAAAGTGGGGCCAACCTATCGTTTCAAGTTACCTGAAGTTGAAGCGGCACTTTTGAACAGTGCGCATACACCCGAAGAAGACTATCTAACTGAAATCTCTATGCCCGAACAGTTAGAGTTTGATTTAGACGATGACGCCTGATGAGTAGCAACGGACTACGCCGAATCAGTATACGTGGTGGTAAGTTTCACGTTATAGCTGACGGTGAGGAAGTTACTAGGGATTTAGGTTATATGGATGTGGTGATAGTTAATGCCGCCCCAGTATCTCGCGCTTACTATGGCGATGCGTATGACCCCAATAGGGTTGCGGTACCTACGTGTTGGTCACCTGACACGCAGTTACCAGATAGAGAAGTACCCCAAGAGCAACGGCAGTCTGCGCGTTGTATGGATTGTCCTCAAAATATAAGAGGTTCAGGTTCTTATGGGGGTAGGGCTTGTCGGTTCTCACAACGACTAGCAGTTGTATTTCGGGATCATCCCGAAGAGGTGTATCAGTTACAGATACCGGCCACGTCTATATTCGGCAGTACTAATAGTGGGGATAAGGGTATGCAACACTATGCTCGGTTACTCGCTAAACATGATACACCTGTAGTTACTATCATCACCAAGATTTACTTTGATGAGGATAGCGTAGTACCAAAACTTTGCTTTAAGCCGGTAGACCGCTTAGACGAAGACACACTTGCAAGGGTTTCGGCCATGATTGACCACGAAGATACTATTCGGGCGATCACTATGTCTATCCCCACAACAAGTGAACCTGTGTCTCCGTTTAGTGTGGTAGAAGGTTTCGAGTTAAATGCAAACTAATTAATTAGGATTTATAACATGGCTACAAATAATCAATACCTTATCAATGACGTAGAAGCCCTATGGCCTCGTATCAATAAGACTTACAAGTTCGACAATGCAGAAAACCGCACGGTTCCGTGTGACGCGTTTGACGAAGGTGCTAAGTACGAGACTCGTTTCCGTATGACTAAAGACCAAGCTAAGGCTCTCTTTGTATCAATGGTTACCGCATACGAAGCCAAGAAAGAGAAGGGATGGCCTGACAAGTTTGATATGCCTTTCAAGAAAGAAGAAGATGGTACTTATACGCACAAAGCATCTTTGAAAGGGGCGTACGGTAAAGACGCTACGTTTAAGCCTGTACAGTACGATAGTAAAGGCGTTAAACTACCAGACGACTTCATGCTTACCACGGGTAGTACTGTTAACATAGCAGTATCGTTTACTCCGTACAACATGCGTGAAGCGGGTGTATCCCTTAGACTACGTGCCGTACAGGTTATAAAGTACGTACCTATGGAAGCCGCATCCCCGTTTGGCGCAGTAGAAGGTGGGTTTCAGTTCTCCGCAGAAGAGAATCCTTTTGAAGTAGTAGCACCTGCCGCACCTGCCGCCCCTACGGAAGCAGTAACAGACGACCTGTTTGGGGATGATGAACCCGCGCAAGTCGAGGAGCCAAAGAAAGTAGTTAAGAAGAAAGCTCCTGCACCGAAAGCATCTGACGATGCACTGGCTGATATAGTAGCCGACTGGGACGACTAATAGTCTCCCACTGTAACAACTACACCCATAGCTAGGATGACTACCGAAAAGGGCGTGTAAGCGCCCCTGCTATGGTACCTCTCGGAATTAGGTACTATTTATGAAGACAGAAGATTTTTTAAGGCGGGTATTGGGGGAAGACGGGCATTACTGCTTGTTCTCTTTCCATACAAAAGATGACAGGAGGATACAGAAGTTTTACACCTCCGTAGGGGATATGGCCGATACCGCACGCGCCCTAGATAACAAGGGGTATGACGCATACTTCGCTCTAGGCACGTTCAAAGAACCGAACTCACGTAAAGTAGCTAACGTGCATCACTTGAAGTCTTTCTTTCTCGACTTAGATTGCGGAGCTACCAAAGACTATCCAGATCAAGATACAGCTCTTGTGGCACTACAAGGGTTCTGTAAGACATTATCACTACCAAAGCCCAAGCTAGTTAACTCTGGACGTGGCATACACGCGTATTGGTTCCTTTCGGAGTCGATAGAGTTGGACGACTGGCTACCTGTAGCAGAACGTCTAAAGAAGTTATGTGCTGAACACGGGCTACTGGCTGACCCCTCTGTCACTGCCGATGCCGCTAGGGTACTGCGAGTACCAACCACGCATAACTATAAGACTGACCCCCCATCTGCTGTTGAGTTCTTAGCAGATGATTACCCTGACAACGTAGACTTTGATAAGTTCTCGACCTTGTTGGGAGGCGGACTGATACCAGTTCCTAAGATAATGGCTCCTGCCGGTAGCAATGCTGTGATGAACGCACTGATCGGTAACAGACAAAACAAATTTAAAGACATCATAGTTAAGACTATGAACGGTACTGGCTGTGAGCAACTACGCACCATATGGCAAGACCAAGAGAATTGCAGTGAACCTATGTGGAGAGCGGGGCTATCTATAGCCAAGTTCTGTGTTGACTCTGAGTCAGCGGCACGCAACATATCTAAGAACCACGAGGGTTACTCTGAACAAGCTACCGCAGAGAAGATGGAGTTAATCAAAGGCCCATACAAGTGTACGTCTTTTGACGAGTTTAACCCCGATGTATGTTCTAACTGCCCGAACTGGGGCAAGGTAAAGTCTCCTATAGTGCTAGGTAGTAGCGTGATAGAAGCTACCGCAGAAGATAACATAGTAGAAGTGCCTGAGATGGACTTACCTGACTCACCTATTACTACTACCTATGTGATTCCGCCGTATCCTAGGCCATTCTTTAGGGGTACCAATGGCGGGGTGTATATGCGTACTACCAATGCTGAAGGCGATCCAGATGAGAAGGTGGTGTACCACAATGACCTGTACATAGTTAAACGCATATCAGATGTAGAGATGGGCGAAGCAGTGGTCGTTAGACTGCACCTACCTAAAGATGGGGTTAGAGAGTTTACTATTCCCCTTACAGCGGTTACTTCAAAAGAAGAATTACGGAAACAGATGTCCATGCATGGTGTGGCCGTCTCACGAATGGATGAACTTATGACTTACATGACAACTTGGGTAAACGAGTTACAGGCTACGGGAGTAGCAACAGAAGCACGTAGGCAGTTTGGGTGGACTGGAGATGACTTTAAGTCCTTTGTATTAGGCAATGAAGAAGTATTTGCTGATCGTATTGGCGACAATCCTCCCTCTACCCCGACAGTGGGGTTGTTTCACGCATTTGAACCTAGAGGCACTTTGCAGGGTTGGATAGATATGGCCAACTTCTACAACCGTGATGGGTTTGAACTGCATCAATACATAGTAGGCACAGGGTTTGGTTCCCCCCTTATGGCCCTGTCCCCCGTTTCTTGTGCAGGGTTTCACGTACATAGTAAGGAGAGTGGCGTAGGTAAGACCACCGCCATGAACGTAGCCGCGTCTATATGGGGTAGCCCTAAAGCTCTAGTACTGGGAGAAGATGATACTCAGAACTCTAGGATGAACAGAAGTGAGGTATACCAAAACTTACCCCTGTACATTGACGAACTTACTGAACTTAAAGGTGAGGATTTATCGTCGCTTATATACCAAATATCTAGCGGTAAGCAGAAGAACCGTATGACTAGTGGGGGTAATAATACCGAACGCGCTAGAGGCAAGCCTTGGAAGTTGTTATCTGTTACTACAGGCAACTGTAGTGCTATCGAGAAAGTCAGTATGTACAAGGCTATGCCGAAAGCAGAAGCCCAACGGATGATGGAGACTAAAGCAGTTAGGTTGTTCGACCAAAGTAAAACTAAGTACTTAACAGACATACACGCAATCAATGCAGAAACTATATACGGGCACGCTGGTAAAGTGTACATGCAGTACGTTATAGCTAACATAGACAGCGTTAAGGATTTACTGGAGAAGGTACGGGCCAAGATAGATAAGGCGGCACAGCTTACCGCAGAGAACCGATTCTGGTCAGCGGGTGGGGCTTCTACCCTTACGGGCGTACTCATAGCTAAGAAGCTAGGGCTAGTAGACTACGACACGAATAAGCTGTTTAAGTACATAATTAAACTATTGAGAGAGAATAAGGACAATGTGGCCGGCATGAACTGTTCTGCACTAGACACTTTAAACGACTACTTCCACGAGAACTGGGGTAGCATACTTAAAATCAAAAGCACTGACGACTTACGTAAGGCACAGAACAACGGGCTAGATGCGTTAGTTATACCAGAACTAGACCCTAGAATTAAGTTAGTAGGGCGTTACGAGACTGATACTAAGATAGCTTACTTAATACCTAAACCACTTAAAACATGGTGCGGTAGGCAACAGATAAACTACTCCGCATTTGTACAAGAACTAAAAGATAAGTCTGGGGCTAAAACTACTAAGGTGCGGTTGACTAAAGGTACTACTACCTACCTACCACTGACTCACGTTTTAGCTATAGACTGTTCTACGGCGGATGTGAAGGTATAACGTGTTAATGGTTGATGACCTACATCCCGACGGGATACGTATTATAGTTAACTGGGAGGGTATGCACGTTGGGGCGTCCCTCTTCGTACCGTGTTTAAACACGCAGAAAGCTAAGGATCAGGTCGTAACACTGTTTAAACGTAAGAAATGGCAAGTAAAGACAAAGATAGCCATAGAAAATGGTAAATTAGGTATTCGTATCTGGCGGACTATATGATACTATATGGGACGAAGTGGGACTCCCCTGACCTACTTTGGTTTTACCTCTCTAACCCCCTGCTCGTTTCCGAGGCGACAGGGGGTTTTTTATTAATAGCCCTTGTTGTAGTCCATATTACTTCTCATAATCGCATACTTCATTATAGGATTTACCGTAACCCCATTGTGCATATCAGCGGAAGTCTTCATGTGCGATGTGACCGACTTGGATATTTGCTCCCCCGTAAGTGCCGCAGTAGGGTGACGCTTGTTATGAGCACTAATGTCTTTTAGTACTTCACCCATAGTCTCATGGTCGCCCATGCGCTGTGCTACATAGAACTTCTTGGTTAGCATGGAACGTTTCTCTGTAACTGCTTTCTCTACGCCTTTGTTCCTACCAGATATTTCTTGGCGGTAAGTGTATTCCGCAGGGGGGAATCCTAGAGCCTGAGCCGCGAAATCACCGGCAGTCATGTCATCATATATAGGGTCTTTTCTCCGAGACCGTATACCACCTTCTCTTGCGTAACGCCCTAAAGTAGACCGCCAAGCGTTAGTAAGGCCAGCGGGCATAAGGCTTTCTATACCTCGCTCAAAGCTACCATACTCAGAAGAGTTTAAGTCATCATAGGCACGCTTGAGCCTAGTGCCTGTACTCAATGCGGGGCCACCCAAGTAGAATCCTAGGCTTTCTTCCAGAGAAGGGTCTTTGTTAAACCTGTTCTCCTGCAACAACAAGTTACTTAGGCTAACACGCGAGGCTACATCTGTACCCGTAAGCGCAGTTAACCCCCCTTTGTACCAACCTTCACCTAGGTACTTACGTGTTATGGTACGAGCATCGTCCTCTTCGTTGTCTAAGAACATATTCCATACCATGCTGACCATACCGTATAACGGTAGTCCTTGCACACCGGCAAAGAACAATGCGGATAAGTGAACCCCCATAGCCTGTTTAAGCGCCATGTTACGTAGTTCCTTTCCTTCAGCATCTTTAGCGAACATATTGTCTGCCGCTAGTTTGGCAGACTTAATCATGGTGTAGTACATCTGTAGGCCATAACTCTTGTACATAAGTGCCACACGACCAATACCCTGCTGCGAGTAACCTGCCGCAGTTTCTAGTACAGAACCACCGTTTGTTTCCTGTGCAAAGTAAAGTGCCTCGTCTGCCGCTAACTGCATACGCGCTTCAGAACTACTAGGTACGTCTATGAACTTGGCCTGCACTGCACTGTAGAACTTCTTATCACCCTTGCCCTCGTGCATAGCATCTAGCTTTTCTAGGTTAAGGTCATAAGATGCGGCCACGGTTGTCTGACGGTTAAATCTTTCTGCTGCGTTGAACATTACAGCGGACAAAGCAGACGTACCATCTAGGAATCTAAGCGCAGGGTTCTTATTCTTTTGACGTCCCGCATCGTTCACGCCTAACTGATCAGCTATTGTAGAGTGATGTATCTGTCCACGCTCTCTAGCCATCTTGACTAGGGGAATCATACGGTTGAAGTGCTTTATCTTTGCGTCAGCTTCCGCTTTAGTAGCAGAAGTATCCCGTATCTTCTTTTCTTGATCCGCTTTAAGGGTGTACACGTCATCCCGACTTATAACGCCATCTGCATCTGTCGTGCTAACTTCTTTAATATCGTAGTACTCGTCGATAGATATTTTAGATGCGCCCACGAACTTAGACGCCCTGCCTAGGGCTATAGATGTTTCAACGGCTCCAAACTTACTCGTAAGGTATGGCCCTACCACTAGAGGTATCTGAGACAAGTTAACAAGTGCGGACGAGGCGTTAAAACCAATGGTGTAGATAAAGGCTGTCTGGTTAGCACGTTGGTAGTACTGCTCTGGGCCTTTGTTAGCGGCTCCTTCGCGGGCAAACTTAGCACGCTCGCCTAGCTCTCTGTTAATCGCATTGAACGTATTTTTGTTAACACCTTTGGGAGCGCCTTCTCCATGCTTCAGGTCTATAGCTTTCTCAACTGCACGTATCTCGCCGCCATAACGCATCTTCTCTATCTGAGCACCTAGATCAAAGCCCTTAGTCTGCATACCTAAGCGAGCGTCTTGTATGTAACCTAACGTGTTCTTACGTCGTTGTAGAGACTTAGCAAAAGAAGTTTCGGGTAGTGTCTCGATAAACAGTCGCATTACTTGCTCCTGTACTTCCCCTCGTTTGTCTTTGGGTACGCTAGCAGCGATAACATCTAACACGTCAGCAACGAAAGAACCGGCGGGAGGGCTTCTGTAGCTAGATGCTTTGGTATCCCCATCGTAAGATTCTACTGTGTCAGCAACGGTAAGGGCATCGTTCTCTACTTCCTTAGCCGCACTGTCCCGTGCTCCCTCAGTCTCAAACATAAGGAATACTGATTCTTCTCTAAAAGTACCATCGTCGTTTTTAATCTTAGTTGCATACGACAGCTTGTAGTTACCCTGACGAACCAACGGAAAGTATACTTCCATAGTGTTAGATGAGATCAGACGCTCGTTCATCTGCTTCTTTAGTTTTATTTTAGAAGCGTTGTCTTTACCGTCACCTATCTCGTCAATCTCACGATTAATAACAGCCACGAGGTCTTCGTGCATACGCTTATAGGTATTACGTAACTCATTAAACTGCTTTCTACCACCATCCTTTAAATTCTTCCATTGCTCTTGGTTAGCTTCCCATACTTCAAATAGGTTTCTGTCGTCTTGAGCAGTCTGGTTACCGTATCTCTTTTTAGCTTCTGCACGAGTAAGGGTAGGGTCTACCTGATAAATAGTAGCGCCATGCTCTTGGCTGTAGATAATGTTATCTAGCAACTGCTTCTGTTCTAAGTTCTTCTTAGCCCACGCATCATAGGACTCTAGTACTTTGTTTATCTTCTCGTCAGCTTTTTGTATGCTGCCACGTTGCTTCTCGAATAACTCATGCAACTTTAACCCCAACTGCCCGAAACCGTTGTTTCTTGCTATGTCGCCTAATGCTTGCGAACCAGTTAGTTTTAGTAAAAAGTCTTTAGCTGTCCTATCCGCAGTACCGTTTAAAAAGTCTGTGGCACCTTCAAGGAAAGATTTCTTTGGGCCTTCGGACACACGCTTTTGTATATCCGTCATGTCGTTAAGTACTTTTCTTACCCCATCTGGCGTAGATACCATATTCATAACAGGATCATTGCTTGTAGCCATGTTGGGAGACAGCATCGCTATAATAGCCGCATCAGCTTCGTCTAACGCAGAACCTACAGGCTTAGTGTCCATGCCGATAAGTCTTCGTACATAGTTAGTGACTGCACGATAGAACCGCTCCAAGGCACTTATGTCATCGCCTTTAGGGTTGATAGAGGCTAGCTTACGCTGGAACACAGGGTTACTGAACGCCTCGGCTATAAACTCATTAAGGTTCTCTGCGCCGTACGCTGTATCTAAATACGGCTTAACGTCTTTATACAACTTCTCTAACTGCTTAGTTGCCGGGTGGGACTTGTTCTTTAACTGGTTAATCGTAGTAGCGTGCGTAGTCTCATGCAGTAAAGCGTGTATGGTAAGAGGCATGTTAGAGTTAAGTATTACAGTGTTGATCCTAGGATCAAACAAACCTGCAACGTCACCCTTATCCCCGATTTCGTACCCTTTGTCTTTCAGACTAGCTTCATTAGCCAATTCTATTTTGGTGGTGCCAGTGTTCTCAGACAACGCTCTAGCTATCTGCTTGACGCGCTTACTCTTAGTGCTTTTTGCAAGGGATTGTAATGCGCCTTTTAAGTCCCCTTTCTTCAGTAGCGCCTTAACGTCTTTAGGTAGAGCCTCACTCAGTTCCAGCGCAACCTTGGGGTCTAGCTCCAAGTTAAGCACGTCGATCTTACCACCACCGGCAACGAACTTAGCAGTATCAGCCGCTATCTTTGCACGTAATTGGTCAGGAGACATATCCTCAGTAAGGGGTTCTTTTGTCTTAGCCTTACCCTGTACTTTCTCTACCGCTTCTTTAACAATATCTTCTTTCTTAGCGGCTTTATCTGCACGGGCAGTAGGGCTAGGCTCGGTTTTTGGAGTAGCCTTGGACGGGGTAGAGGTACCAACTACTTTAGCTTTACCAGCGGTGGCCTTATCTACATCCTGCGCTATCTTAGTTTCGCGTTGCTTTACCCTAGTATCTTCTCGTTCTTGAGTAGCCCTAGCTTTCGTATCCTTCTCTACATCGGCTGACTTATTCTGTTGCTCGACTATACGGCGGTCTATTTCAGCCTTAGCATCGGGACTTAGACTCTTCTCTATCCACTGCAATGTAGTTTTAGTGTTAGCTCCACCAGTACCTGCAAACTTAGCTTTCTCGGATGTAGGAGTACCTTTCTGTTCACGGAACTTAGGCGTGTTCTCTGCGATTTCAAAAGCTATAGCCTCAAACGCATCGGCAGGGCGCTTAAACCTCTTAATGTAAGTCTGAGCGGTTTGCTCCATACCCTTCTGATCTCGGGGTATAGGCTTAGTAACTAGGTCGGTTAACGCCGCTACATCATCAGGGTTAGTAAACTCTGTGCCACGAGGTACGGCAGTAGGGAACTCAATATCCCCACCTATGTCGGTAGGTGCTTCTTGTGTACTGGTATCAGCAGGCGCTTGTGCTTTCGGTACAGCTTTAGGCGTTATAGTAGGTATTGTAATACCTAATCCTTTTAGCTGCTCGGTAACTTCTTTAGGCAACGGCTGTATGGCACCTGACTGCGACTCCAAGTCGGCGGTCTTCTTAGTAGGCATACCCGCAGTTTTCTGGCGTTCCGCTGCCCTAACGTCAGTCAGAGTAACTTGTTTACCTGTAGCGGGGGTTACCGTATCTAAAGGAATGTTCTTTTCCGCTGCGTACGCAGTAGCTGTATCAGTAGCGTTAACGCTTTTCACGCCTTGTTTCTTAGCGGAAGACTTCGTTTGCATACCGCCTAGGGGCTGTTGCTGTTGAGTTTCTTTAGGCCCACGCTCTTTAACTTGGGCTTCCAGCTCTGACTGTGCAGCTTTATCTTCGTCGGCAATAATCATGCGCTCTACTTCAAGGGTTTCAGCATCTTTTGCTGCATCCTCGTCGCGTTGCATTTGCTCTAACTCAATGTCTTCGGTAGCGGTTCTTTCTGCAATTTGTTTGGCTTGAAAAGCATCGTACCCAGCCTCGTCTATCATGTCGGGCTGTTCTTTTATCTGGTCATCATCTTCCAGACGCCTTGCTCTCTCGGTCTCAGCGTCTTGTTCGGCCATAGCATCAGCCATTTCAGCGTCACTCATACCTTCGGGTGCGCGTGCAGCTTCTCTCTCGGCTCTCTCTAGGTCTTCTGCGAATAAGTCCCGTTGTTCTGTAGGTCTACGCACTCCCGCACTGGGCATATCTCCCAAGACAGTTTCGTCTTCTGCTTCCTGCTCTCTCTGAGCATCGTCTCGCGCTCTACGAGCTTCGTCCTGTTGTGCGGGTGTACCTGCTTCTCCCGTAGGGCTTACTACTACGTCATCAGATGGCGCGGGAAGTAACCCTGCTATCTCTACAGCTTCTTCATCAGTTATGTCGGGGGCTTCACCTCCATCGGAAGTACGCGCACGCCCCTTAACAAGTACGTCTGTAAGTGCCTGTAATATGGCACCTGCACCCCCGCCTATGGTAGCTTCATCAAGCACACCGGCATTGAGTAGTTCAGCTTCGGCGTCATACCCACGGGCGTTAAGGTTCTGTAATATTGCGGCGGCGGCTTCCTGTGCGCCTTCAGTTACGCCAGTAGCTGCGGCACTACGCACGCGACTACCCATACCTGTTATGGCTTGTGGCCCTAACTTATCTAGTACTTTCTGTACGCCGGGAATTTGAAGTCCTTTGGCGATTCTACCTAGGGGAGCAATTTCAGTCAGGCCGATAAGACTGCCACGGAACGTAGCAGAACTTCTTTCTTCTTCGGTAGCACCAAAATCGCGTGCGCGTTCGCTTGCTTCACCAGCACCAGCACCACCGGCAATAGCAGCGGCAGCAGGTAATGCGGCGGGGCCAAGTAATGCGGTAGGCAGTAAGGCACCAATAGAACCAATGCCAGAGGCTAGCTTATAGGTTAGTGATTCTTTATCTCCCCCATCAGGACGGAAAGACTCGGCCACACGCTTGATCTTGTCACGGGCTTTGAGTTCTTCTTCCTCTTCGAATAGGGCAGCGCCACCTAAAGCAGCGGACTCGTACATGCCTACAGCACCAGAGGCTAAACCTGTACCTACGTTCTCAAAGAACCCTGCGCCACCTCCGCCTTTTCCTACTTCCTGTCGTAATCTCTCAACAAGTACTTCTACAACTTCGTAGTCTCTCTGTGATTTTGCTAAGTCAATAGCTTTCGATAGCTCTTCGATAGAAGCCATATAACTTAATCCTTATCCAGTGGGGGCTTGTACTGCACTAAGGGCGGCAGCGGCTCTCTGTGTAACAGAGCCTCCTTGAGAAGTTCTTTGAGAAGTTCCTTGAGAAGTTCCTTGGGAAGTTCCTAGTTTCTGCGAAACTTGATTTTGTAGCTGCTGAACCATAGTATTAGAGTAGCCACCCTGATCCCTAAGCATTTTTATAATTTCTTCGTATATAGTAATCGCATCATCGGTTCTAGTTTTATCCTCTATCACTTGGAAAGTACCTTCCATAGCGGCTAGCTGTCCTTTCGCTAGGGTTACTTCCGCCGCTGTGGAGTCTTCATCGTATATTATACTATTTAATCGCTGCATCTCAGGCTGAAGAGCTTTAAAATGTTCTTCTCTTAGGGCTTTATTCTGTTTTATTAGCCCCTCTAAAGCACCGGAAACTTCCTCTATACTAGCTTGTTCTTGTATCATTTTTTGTAGGTTAGCTTGTGAGCTTACTTTTAAGGCATCAATTTTATTCTTGATACCGTTTTGGTTTTGGTTATACATTCTATCGGCTTCTTTTTGGTACATCTCCAAATCGCCTTTAGTAACATTCGCCATCAAGTCCATACCAGCAGAAACGTCTTCTGTGTACAACTTCAATGCATCCGCTGCTCCCGCGTTTATTTTGTCTAGTATCGCAGATGTTGCTTCTTTGTTCTTAACGAACATATCTCTCTGCTCGGTAATAACGGCGCGTTGTCTTTTTGATACATTATCATCAAACTTACCCCTAGCGATGCTAGCCCCACGGCCAGTACCGCCTGAAATAAGCCCTCTGATACCCGCATTAGCGCGTTCCCTAGCCACTGCTTCAGGGTCTAACTGTGCCTTGTCCAATTCTTCTTTTTGCGTCAAGTACTTAGCCAGACCCTCTTCGTATTTCTTGACGCCATAACCGCCTTTTTCTACGTCATCAGAGGCCAGCCTAGCTAGTGTAGCCTCACTTTTAGCTTCAGGGTCTACTTCTATACGGTCTTCTACCTTACCCATAAAGCTATCACCCAATGCGGTACTAAGTTGTTTTTTGCTTAGGGTGCTAGTGTCCGGCGCGGCGGTGTTTAAAACACCCTGCAACTGTTGGTCTATACTCATATCAGAAGACGCACCGAAACCCGCAGGAGCAGCGGTAGCAGCAATTCCGCCGGTAGCAGGAGCAGTAGTAGCAGCAATTCCGCCGGTAGCAGGAGTAGTAGTAGCAGGCGCAGTAGCGTTAGGAGCGAGTACAGTGCCAGTACCAGCAGGGGCAGTTCCAGTAGCGGGAGCGCCAGTCATGGCAGTTTGTAGAGCAGAACTTTGGGCAC